TAATGAGCCAATAAGGTTATAAAAGGGGACATGAAAATGCAATGCCCAACCTGCGGTAAAACCGCTAAGAGGATTAAGAGCAAGAAGTTCCCCGGCTGGTATTATTGCAATAACCCATCTTGCAATACAACCGCTTTTGAAAATAAGTCATAGGGAGGTAACATCATGGGAATACGAGGACAAGGTAAGTTCACCACAAAGGCATCACGAAAACAAAACGATAAGTTCTTAGAGGAGTTCAAAACTCACCAATCAACATTCAAACAAGCCGATGTTGTACAAGTAGTCACTAAAGGTTGCGGGACATTCCCCGGACTTATTGTGGCTCGCATTTCAGTAATGAGCGGGGAAACTGTCTATTCCGTAGCTGTTACACGCTATGGTGGTCTCTGGATTAAGGGCGACTGGGTTATAGATACCTACTGGAACCCGATTGGAGACAAGGCACTTGAGCAAGATTATCCCGGCACGATGGAAGAGATTTTGAGCAAGTTACCAGTAATCAAAGCGTGGCAGGCGTCATTGCAATGACAGACAATCAAAAGCAGGAAGTCATTAAATTACTAATCGGCTATTATCCTGCTGGTACATACCATGCAATACCAGAAGCCCTATTCCGGCTTGTCCGGCTACATGGCTTATCCCTAAAGAAAGCCAAAGAGTTGCTATTAGAGGTTATACGACAAAACGGCTGGAGCATGTGCCCTAGTTCAATAGGAGCAATGACACTAGGAAATGTTAATGGAATGAGGGGCGAAAAGCGGATATTACAGTGGTACATACGGACTGATTGCTATTACACTCATTTTTATATCCTTAAATAGGGTATCATAAAGGAGTCTTAAAAATGTCTTCACCAAGTAACTACCCTCCCGGAGTATCAGGGTTTGAATTTCAAGTGAACCCGCCAGAGCGCTTACCCAAAGAACCTAGTAAAAGACTCAAACCATGCAGTCATGCTATTAGCATTCCATATTGTTCTCATAGAACAACATCTGGTCTTTGCAGAGTAAGATGGTGCGATAAAGCGTAACTTATTATGCAGGGGGTGACCCCATGCGGGGTAAAATAGATACGAATTTAGGGTGGTTACGAGTGGTCAAAACCAGACCAGTTAGCTACGGATGGTCAAACCGATACCAGACCGCATTAGCTTTGGTGGTCAAACCGCTTAAAACCAGTCTAGACTTGATGGTTAGCCGGATAGCTTTTTGGCTGACCATGTTTACAAGACTGATTGTATCAGGGGGAGGGTTACCCTCTACCCCCCGACCCTTAAGCGTAAAAAGTGGGAGAACGTATTTGCTAGGTGCGTATGTGCTGGCAGTAGAAAACCCGTATTTGCTGGAAGTGAGAGCTAGTGAAAACCTGTAAAGAGCTAAAGTGTGTCTGCTTTGAGTGTCAGACACGGAAGAAAGACAGACCGAAATGCGGTATGTGTCCTGGGAGAATCGCCAAACCGGATTGTACAGGGCTTACCGTTTGCATTAAAGGGGATAAATGAACATCTTGAACTTGCCCGACTGGGAAGTCATAGAGCTTAAAGAGAGCGAGTACGATTACGCTATCCATGCCAAGTACACGCCGGAGCCGACCGCTTGTATCCGATGCGGGGTTATCGGGCAACTATACCGGCATGGTATCAAGAGGCAACGATTCATGGACTTACCAGTTCACAACAAGCGTGTTGGCTTGATAGTGCATCGGCAGCGTTACCTTTGCCGAGCCTGCAAAAAGACCAGCTTTCAACCATTGCCGGATGTGGCTGACCACCACTCGTCAACCAAGAGGCTTTTAGCCTACATCGGCAAGGAATCCATGAAGCGTACCTTTGTTGGGGTAGCCGATGATACCGGAATCCATGAGCGGACTATCCGGCGTTTATTCGCTATCGAGGTAGCCCGATTAGACCAAGAGGTCAAATTCGAGACACCCCGATGGTTGGGGATTGATGAAGTTCACCTTGTAAAGAAGGCAAGGTGTCTCTTGACCAACGTGGAGCAACGGACTGTCATTGATATGCTGGCAACCAGAACAAAAGACGTGGTTAGCCGATACTTGTACCGGATGCCCGACCGCCAGTACATCGAGCTGGTGGCTATGGATATGTGGCAACCCTACAGGGACGCAGTAAGGGATATTCTACCGCAAGCCACAGTGGTCATAGACCGCTTTCACGTTATCCGGTTAGCCATTCAGGGCATGGACACGATACGAAAGGATACCAGGGCGAGCCTTACGGCACGTCAAAGCCGGACACTCAAGCGTGACCGCTATATTCTTTTCCATCGCCGGAGCGACCTTGACGAACAAGACCAGTTCATACTTGACCTGTGGTTAGGGCAGTTCCCTATGCTTGGCAAGGCGTATCAGTTCAAAGAGGACTTCTGTGACCTCTGGATGGTCAAGGACAGGCAAGAAGCCATAGAGCGGTATGAAAACCTTAAGGCGAGCATCCCGACCGAGCTACAGCCCGCCTTCAAGCCTCTGACAACGGCTGTAGGCAACTGGACAGGCGAGATATTCGCATGGTGGGACCATCCGGTAACAAACGCTTATACAGAGGCCATAGCAGGGCTTGTGAAGCTAACCAACCATGCAGGCAGAGGGTATTCGTTCAAGGCGATACGGGCAAAGTTGCTTTACTCTAACCTGCCGACCCCTCACAGACCAGTGTTTGACAGGTCATTGAAAGAGCGACCGCCCTTCATGCCACTGGAAGAAATTATAGATTACGGAGTTAAGTTTTCCACACTCCGCATAATGTTGGAAGGGGGATAGTTTGTTTGAATGCATTACACATCATACGCCGGAAAGCCGACATTAAAAGATGATTTAGCCAAAGAATGTTGTCCTTGTAATAACTGTAAAAATTCGTGGGAGTTTTGTACTAGTTACTGTGAAGATTTTTCCTATTACCAAAAGTATTCAAAGATGTTTTTAACGTTTCTAACTAAACGACCAATAGATAAAAAGGTGAAGGAAAAGATTGCTAAACATATTTGGGATAGATATAAATATAGCTATTCAGACAACTGTTTTGAGTCATGGTATAAGGCACCTGAATGGTTGAAAAAATATGCCTATGAGGATGCAAATGGCATTTTATCTAAGATTTACACCTACCAAAGAGCAATAAATCAAAAGTCCATTGAAGAAGCAAGAAAAGAAGAAGGGGGAATAGGCGATGCCGTCAGATTATGACTATAAATGTTCAGAGTGCAATTGGTATGGTAGACGTTACCGCAATCTAAAGAAGTGTCCCTATTGTGGTTCGCCAGTGTTAAGAGAGCCAGAATTTATAACCTGCTATCATGGAACGTCCAAAGAAAACGCAGACAAGATATTAAACAAGGGTTTTAAACCTGATTCATGGTTTGCTCGTCATATTGAAGATGCTTTGGGAATGGGAGGCAGTACCATTTTATGCGTAAAGTTTGAAAATAAGTTTATACCAAAAGGATTCCAGTTCCATGTTCTTAATGCGATTCCAAAAGAAAGTGTGCAGAAAGTCATAGCAATACAGGAGGTTATCCATGCCGAACAATGACGGTTTACTAACAGAAGAAGAAATGAAAAAGCTAAGGGAGGGAATAGATGGAAATTAAAGGGGAATGTTTATATTGCGATGCTAAAATTCAAGGCTCGACTGATTATATGGTAGGTGGTACGGGAATCGGCAGGGACGGACGGTGTAGACCTAAATGGCTCAAGGAACGTCCTAAATTTAACTGGGATTGGAATGGAGTAGATGACGTTATTTTCTTACTTTGCCCTAAACATAGAGATAACGGACACTACCGCGAAGCTATGATGCTTGTACAAAAATTCAGGACATTTAAAGATGACGCACAACTTGAACAATTGCGCCAGGGAATAAAAGATAAGGCTGTTGAGGAAGAATTTGGAATAGAGGACACTGACATTGGTAGTGAATAGTACTTTTTGTCCAGTTTGTAAAATGTATGAGCAGGATATTAACGCTAAGTTTTGCTCGTCATGCGGAGTGCGATTGATAGAAGAGCCGCCGAAGCAGGTATGCCTGTCCTGTATTAACCTCGTAAGAGCGGGAGCGCATTTTTGCCCGTATTGCGGTCATGATTTTGGGGAAGGAGTATTGAAATGAACTGGAAAATGACTGTTGAAATTCCGATAGAAGAGGTGCCTGACAGTGTAACTATTCAAGATGCCAAAATTATTTCATTCGAGAAAACAAAGTGAAGCAGACTGCAAAGACTAAAGCTCTTGATATTCTATTCTCCGAATATATCAGGAAACGTGCGATTAAGTTTGTTGGCGGGTGTGAGAGATGCCTTACTCAAAAATACGGACGTGAAGGTGCTAAAGGATACATATTACCTGCTTGGAAGCAATTGCAGTGCAGTCATTTCATAGGACGTGGCTCATGGTCAACTAGGTTCGATGAGGACAATGGAGCGGGTTTATGCGGAGGATGCCATCTATATTTAGAGCATCACCCTTTAGAGCATAAGGAGTTCTTTGAAAAGAGATTGGGGGATAAACTAGACCTGCTTATTTGCCGCGGGAGAACGCCAGTAAAACATTTAGATATAAGCGCACTCACTCTTTATTATAAAACTAAGATTAAAGAATTGGAGGGTTAAGATGAAAAAGAATAAAAAGGAAGTAAACAATCCGACTTATCACAATGGTAAATACACAGGGTATCGCTTGATTGATGGAAAATACCATATTGCGACTACCTATATTGACCAATTTGCAGTATTAGCTCATAAGTCAGAGGGAATCAATGTAATGCTAAGTATGGTTACTCGTCATGCAAGCCAAGACCTGGAAGAAATTTCAAGAGCACGGCAAATAGTTTGGGACAAGATAGCCGATGATATAGGTATAGATTTGAAATCTAATAAGTGGACATATATTAATGGTGTTATAAGCAAAATAGATATGAATAGTAATCCCAAGGAGAGTTGATATGAAAAATTCTTGGCGTCCGGATGATTGGCCTGTGAATACTTGTAAGGATTGCGCTTTTAAGAAGGAAGATGAAGATGGCAAAATTTGTGATTTAATCTGTGGCAGATTTTCACATTGGAGGGCTCATGAAGATGGTGCTGATAGGATGTTGAAAGCATTAAGAAAAAGAGCGACGCATTTTCACGGTTGTTCTATTGTTTTAATTCCTGATGATGAAAATCCGCAGTAAAGGAATATTATGCCCGAACTATGGGAGAACTGTAATGACGCCAGCAAGGTAGTACTGATACAACTTTACTGGCAAGAACACGGATGCTACCCCGATTTCTGGTACATCATGAAAGGGGAAAGAGAGCGCACTGTCTATGAAATACCTGTCAATCCACCGGAAGATATTGCGCAGTTTATGGAATCCAATTCTGATATAAAGAGGTGGAAATGATTATAGATTACGGCCTTGTCCGATGGGTACAGGCAAACTATAACATATTGCGCCGGGGCTTATGGCCAGACCCCGAGAGTGAAGAGACGGTATCCAAACGCCAACAGCTGTCTTATTATGCCTCGTATGAAAACCCTGGCATGCTGGCCGGTGACATTGGCGGTCGAACGCGCCTTTGCGGACGCGACGGACTACTCGCAGAAAAATGCTATGGTATGGACGGCGGTGTTACCCATCGTCCTTCAGACCTGGCAAGGAAATACCACATGGAATTTAACGAGGTAATTAACGCCCTCAACCGCGTTACCTGGTTTTGTACTGATGAAGAATACAGTAAAGGGCTGGTATATGATGAGTGGAAGAAAGCTGCACATGGTAATAGAAAAATGCGCATACCTGCCACAACTGGTGGCGGAAATACATTGACATCAAAGTAAAAACGTGCTTATAATGGAATGATTTATTATGACAGTAATTCAAACAGTAATAGGTCCCGTTGGAGAAAATAAGTATATAGTTAAAGAAATCCGAGAAGCCACTGAAGTATATGACTTATGGTATCCTCGACCAGAATTAGGCCAAACTCCTGAAAATAATCCAGATGTAAAAAGGCGCATGGAGCTTTTAAGAAAACATGGATATTCTAATTTGGAATTAAAAAAATGGTTTAGGACTGATGGCCTAATTCATCCAGACCTCGATAGAGTTATAACAAATAATCCGCGTGGTAAAAATTGTAAAAAATGAATGTACCAGAAATAACAACGACAAATCAGGTAAAGATTAACTTTCTTGAAATATACGAAAACGAACATCAATTTCCTGATATGTGGGACTTCAACAAAGCGCAAGTAAGAAAACCATCACACCCAAAGTATTTTTATTTCAAAGATAGGCAGGGTAAAACTCACAATATACCGAGGTAAATGTCTTTGGCTACTAAGTAATCCTACCCGCTGGAAACGGCGGGTTTTTTATTTCTCCTTAGCTGATTTAATCAAGGTCATGCGGCAGTAGGCCGCTAGCGTTAGCCCCAGGGATTGGGCTTTCACTATAATGTCCTTCTTGTCCTGTGGACTGACTGTGAAGATGATATAATTCTTTTTCATTTTACCTCTCCTTCTTTTTATGGATGTTTAATAAACTGGTTTACCATATTTAGGACAATTATGATTGAGACACTGTAACCAAAGTTTAATATTACCATAGTAAGCTTTTGCATAATGTAGAGGTTCCCCGCACCTTTTGCATTTGCGTTTTGTTTCTAATTTATCCATGGTATGTCAAGTGTAATATAAACGCAATAACATCACAAAATTGTCACAAATTGAATCTAAAAGTATGAAAAAACCTACTAAAAAACCTACAACTAAAAGAGAACCGCAACAGCGTACTATTGATAGACAGGCCGCGTTTTTGTCTGCGTTTTCACAGTCCGGTCACGTTGGCAACAGCGCAAAAAAGGCTAATATACACCGCACTCAAATTTACGAATGGCGCAACGATCCCGCATTTGAGGAATTGTTTGAACATGCCCGTAAACAGGCTGTATCAGTATTGGAGGATGAGGCGCACCGCAGAGCGATGGTAGGCGTTGACGAGCCGGTGTTTTATAAGGGTGAAGTTTGCGGAGCTGTACGCAAATATAGTGACACCCTGTTAATCGTACTACTCAAAGCTAATGCGCCTGAAAAATACCGGGAGCGGCAGGAGATAACAGGTGCGAATGGCGGGCCGGTACTAATTAAAGAGGTTGAGGTAAGGCTAAACGGTGTTTAGGCGCGTTAATGCCGTGAGAACGCTTTACCCCTAGGCTGGTTTTTCCAGTAACCGAGGCGGTCAAGTTCTTCTTTTAATACCTGGTAAAGTTTCTTGTCTCGCGTCATGGTACGGATTTCATGGCGTAACTGTTCATAGTCTATTTTCATACTATCATTTTACCGCATTTAGGCGGGCAAATAAAGGATTCTATGGTAACAATTAAACCCTACCGCGAGATAACGCCGGAAGGAAAATACATCCTGAATCTGCATGAGGGGCAGACCAGGGCGTGGAAATCTAAAGCGCGTTTCCCTGTTATATCAGCCGGTACGCAGGGGGGTAAAACTTGTTTTGAGCCGGACTGGTTAAGAAGGGAAATCAATAACTGTGGGGATGGTGACTATATCGTGGTTACGGCCACGTTCCCACTGCTCGAACTAAAACTACTCCCTGAATTTCATTATGTATTCGAGACAGTGTTTAGGCTTGGCGAGTACCTCGATAGCAAAAAGACAATCCAGTTTCACCACGTACCTGGCGGGACTGATGGAACGGTAAAGGTCATCGACAAAACCCGTATCATATTCGGCTCGGCAACTCACCCTGAATCAATCGAGTCCGCAACGGCTAAAGCGGCAGTCCTTGATGAGTGCGGACAGAGGCAATTTCAGCTCGATTCCTGGGAGGCCACCCGCAGAAGGCTCTCACTATCCAGAGGCCGCGCCTTATTCGGTACAACGCTTTACAATGCGGGTTGGTTTATCAATGAGATATACAGACGGGCAGAAAAATGCACGGACGATTTTGAGCTGATACAGTTTGACTCCATCACTAACCCCGCGTTTCCGGTAGTGGAGTATCAAGAGCAACAACGTATCATGCCGCCCTGGAAATTCAATATGTTTTACAGGGGGCGGTTCCAGAGGCCTGCCGGTCTGGTATATGACTCGTTTAATGCCGATGCTTGTATTGTACCGCGCTTCGAAATACCTAAGAACTGGCTAATCTATGTAGGCCATGATTTCGGTACTGCCAATCCCGCGGCTGTGTTTTACGCGCAAGACCCGTCAACCGGACTGTTTTATCTGTTCCATGAGTACCTTCCCGGGCCAGGGCGGTCTACCTATGAACACGTACAGAAATTCAAGGAAATCACATCTGGGTATAATGTTATTTCGCGTATCGGGGGCAACCTCACCACGGAACAAGGCTGGAGAAACGATTTTACACAACATGGATGGCCGATACAGCCGCCCAAAGAGACCATGAAACAAGTAGAAAACCAGATTGCGCAGGTTTACGCCCTGCACAGGCTGAATAAAATCATGGTATTCAGCGATTGCACACACTACCTCGACCAGAAACAGAGTTTTTCCTACGAGTTGGACGATAAATACCAGCCTACAGATAAATATGAGGATGAACAAATCTATCATTTACTGGCCGGAGAGCGTACACTATTAAGCTCGTTCACGCCGGAGACGGTAGACAATAACAGGTTACAGTCCGTAGGCAACGGGAACAGATTTTAGGAGTAGATTATGGCAACACCGCTTGATAGATTTAAAGAGGCACAAAAAGACCGCTCATCTCTGTATTCACGCATGGACGAGGACGCTACCGCATTACAAGACCCATCGTATACGCTAACCGATAAGGACGGTAAAACACTGCGTAATGCTATCTCTATGTGTACCAATGAGCTTCAGTTATTTGCCGCTTATGTCGAAGCATCACTAGACAGGGCAAAGGAATCACTTGTTATCGAATCCAACGATAAATCTGTAGACACTGGAAAGTTGGAAGAGGTGGGAGCTGCCATATGGTCGCAAATAGCGCAGAAACGGCGTCAGCAGGGTAAGTATCCGGCTAATGCGGTGTTAGACCAGTTCAATTGCAGGCGGGGCAGTTCCGCTGCGTCAGTCGCTATTAATGTTGTTACGGACGAGACCGGCAATGAGAAGTTGGATATAGAGTTTGTACCCTGGGATCCACGGTACTCAAATAGAATCATGGGCGAGAACGACCCGCTGCAGGCAGGCCGTGAAATCGGAATGAAAAAGGATGAGATAGACAGCCAGCCGTTAGCGGTTAAGAGCGGCTATACCTGTCCGTCTCCCAAAGCAAAACAGGTAGAGATATGGACACCTGAAGATCACTTGTTCTATATAGATGAAAAGGAAGCGTTCAGTGAGCCTAACCCTTACGGATTCGTCCCCGTAGCGTTTCAGGAAGTGCCTGTTGGGACGATGCTGCAGGATAATGATGTCGGACAGTACACAGGAGAATCTATCCTGTACATGGTTAGAGACCTCGTTAAGGAGCGCAACCGCATACTATCAATCATAAATACCAAGAGTTCCCAGTCAATCAAACCCCCGATGCAGATAAAGACGGGAGGAGCAGTTGAAAATGATGATTATGAGAACGTCACAGGTATGGGAAGGCTGACAAAAGTAGATGATATGAACGCTATCCATCCGGTGATGACACCAGATTTAAAAGAGTCCGCTATTGTCCTGCTTAATGAAATCAAGGAAATGTTGCACAGCTCCACACTTAAGAGGATAGCGATTACCGATATTCCGTCCGGAGGTGTAAGCACGGCTACACTTTTAACGATTGTCCAGAATCAGGACGCGCTTTATAACAGCAGGCTTTACACCAGGGGGCTGATTAAACAGACCATCCTGGAATATATCTTTAGAATGATTAAAGCACTCAACCTTTCTTCATTCAATATCGGCAGTTCCGGAGGAGTTAAAACCTACCCTTTAAAAATACTGGAAGGCCAGTACAATATTTCCTACATTTACGCTAACTCAACCGCTGAATCAGATAGCGCGCAGTTAGCGTTGGCGCAGACATACAAAAACCTTCAGTTACTACCGGATAAAATACTTCTTAAGGACATCTTAAAGAGGGATGACTGGGAAGGCGACTATAACGAAATGCAGCGGCAGAAATTAAGACAGTACGTCCCTGTATTGGGTATTTATGATGCTTTAATGGCAACCTCATTTATCTATAAAGAGCGCGGTGACGACTCTATTTTGGCCGAACTAAGAATTGCGGAGCAGTATTTAGGCATAACCGCAGAACAAATGAAGCGTGGCCAACTTCCCCAACTACAGCAGGAGCAACCGATAAATGTTAGCGGGGAAACATCTTTGGGCAGTTCGCAACGTCAGGCATACGATGTTAAGAACGCCATAGCAACGGAGGAAATCAATGCCGGATAAAAACTATTATCCTGATGCTTTGTCCAAGAGAATTGCGCAGATGTTTGATTTCACTATAGGACAGACGGAGCAGAAAACTAAAAAATCACTGCTTGCACGATTAAAGGCGCGCCCGTTAACCACCACGATTAAACAATTACCGAATATACAAAGAGAACAGTGGAATAGATAAAAACTTGGAGGCTTTATGGCCGACCTAACGTGGAAGGAATTTAAAGAGAAAATTGATAAACAGTTAAAAGAGAAAAATATATCAGAGGATACTAGAATTCAGTATATAGATATAAGTTTCCCGCGTAAAGATGAAGATATTGAGATTAGGTATGATGATGCATGCGGAATTTGTATTTTTCCTTGGTGATTAAATGACGACAGATTTTATCAAGTCTCTTACGAATAGAATAAAGACAACCCCGACTTCTGAACTACTGAAAATAAGGCTGTCTAAATATAAATTACCTGATACTGATGAGTACGACCTTGTTAAACTGTATGAATCCGGGGAATTTTCGCGTAATTTCCTGTCTACTGCGTTTGGCGAGGAAACTATTACTGGACTTGAAGAATCCCTGAAGCAATACCAAGAGCAGCAAGATAAAATTACGGCTGATTTGCAAGCTCTTGAGCCATTCAAGGTAGGGGAAAATCAATATAATATCCGCGAGGCATTTACTTCCGGTGTCCCGATGGAATTACTCACACGAAATTTCGGTAATGAAATACAGGATTTAATATCCGCTCCGCCAGCGACCGAAGATATTAACCTTGCGGATGCTATCAACTTCCAGTTCAATCAACCGGAACAGACTGCTTTTGACACAACAGTCTTACCCATCTTGCCGGATGAACTGAAAACTATCTACAACCAGAATCAACGGGCAAAGTATTTGGAAAGCCAGTTCGATGCCGGTAATTACGACCCTGCGTTAGTCAGTGAGTTTAATCAACTTAACCCTGTATCCGATGAGGATTTTAACCTCTTAGTCCAGGACTGGCAGGAAAATGAACAGCAGAGGATAACCGACCTTGTAACGGCCGTATTTCCAGAGTTTTTAAACGCTCCGGAAGGGAAAGAATCGCAGGTTGTCAATAATTATTTAACCCAACTCTATACGGACGAAAGTATACAGGAAGCTTTTAGAAACAGATTACAGACTATTGGACGCAATACTGATACTGAAGCGTTATTAAAAGATATCATGCCCGGGATTTCAGAGCGCGATATCAGACAGGTATTTGGCGAGAATGTAACGCCTTTAAACATGCTACCGCTCGGCACTTATACTCTAACCGAACAGCCGTTACAAGATATAGTTGACTTTGGTAACACTGATTTTGAAGGATTCAGGCGCGCGGTAAGATATGAAGGGCGTTCGCCGGAGACGGAAGCACTTTTAAATGAGGCATACGGCAGAGAGTTGACGGAACAGGAGCTTGATAAATTCTTTGAGTCCGGTGTTGCCGATGATTTTATACAAGGCAACTGGCTGCCCCAACCTTTAGAGGATTATTGGGACTTGGCTATTCAGGGAGTAGGAGACATTTTAAGTATTTCCGGAGGTATTGCAGATAGATTCGGGGCGGATTCCCTTGCCAATGAGCTTAAACTTGCCGGTTCTTACGGCGAGGTGTTTTCCAAAGACGTGAAAATAGCCGAACAATACACACCGGAATGGTTCGCGCAGAACATGGCTAGAATGGCTCCGATGATGCTTGGGTTAATGGGAACATCAATTATTTCAGGCGGAGCGGCGGGAGCGGCGATTGCTGCCGCTGGCGGAGGTAGTTTGCTTCAACTTGTAGGCTCGGCGGTTGCCGCTGGTGTCCTATCATCTGCCGGCGAAGGATTACTTGAAGCGGGTGACGCTTACAATGAAGCTAAACGCAGAGGGTTTACAGACGAAGAAGCTAATCAGGTATTCGATAAAGTATTTCAGCAGAATGTAGTGGCATTATCAGCTTCTAATATAGCTCAATACGGACTTACGTTCTTTGTCCCTGGGGGAAGAACTGCGTCATTCATGGTTAAAGCCCTTACCTTTGGTTTTGACACTGTATCGGAAGGGTTGGAAGAAGTCGGACAACTTGCTATACAGAGAGGCGCGTTAGGTGATGCGCAGAAGTTTGATAGCGAGATGTTGCAAAATTTTGTCTTAGGTGCTGGTGCTGGCCTTGGGTTTGCCGGAATTGGCGTGGTACATAACACCATAATCTCTAAAATCGAAGGTAAGATGAATCCTACCCAGTACGACCAGTTAAGAAGCAAGATTACGGAATATATGGGGCAGGGACTTTCAAGAAAAGCGGCGGAATCTAAGGCATGGGATGAATTTGCTTCTACACCTGAAGGTGAAGCGATGGCAAAAGAGGCAGTTCAGGAAGTGCAGTCCGAAGAAAAAATTAAGATGGAAGCGGAAAAGCCGCAGGTGGTTAAAGCTATTAAGGAAATGAGCGACCATGTACAGCCACCTGATGCTAAAGTTGACGCACTGGTAAACGAGATAACGCAACCTGAAACTACAGCACTAACAGAGAAACTTACTCCAAAGCAAAAAGAACTGGTAACTAAAGCAGAACAAACCGCCACAGAGGATATTCAGGGAATTATAGATATTAGTAAAGGTGATAACCAAATAGCCATTGATAGTCTTGAAGCTGAAATAGATAAGATGTCATCCGAGTTAAAAGCTAGAAGCACACCATATCATGCCGGAATGAAGAATAAATTTCCTAAAATGACTACTCAAGAACTTGATGTAAGGGCTAATAAATTTCAGGATGCGGTAAATAGACTTAAAGCTGGTCAACAGGTAGCACAAACAGCCCCTACAATTGAAAAAGAAGCTCCTAAAACTACTGTTGAGAAAAAACCCGCGGAAATTGTTAAACCACGCAAGACACAAGATATTACAAAGAGTTTATCGCAAGCAATTAGAGAGGCAAAGCCAGCACGGGAAACAACAGAAGCACTAAAAAGTAAAGAGCTTGCTAGACGCGCTTCTATATATGCCTCTATCTTGAAAGGCGGCGAAGGTTCAAAGGCATTTGAAAAAGCTAAAGGCGCACTTAAAGGCACTCTCCCACAAGCTGACTTTGAACTTGACTTAGAAAGTTTCGGCATCACTGACGCAGACATCGAGTCGATGTTTGATGAAATTCGCACTACAGAAAAAATATCCGAACGGAAAGTTTTTCAAAGACTTAATACCGCAGAAGCATTAACTAAACTGCTTACCGGACAAATACCGACCACAGGGGAAATAAACCTGTTGGAAAATATCTTTGGTACTGACTTGGTAGAAGCCATAGTAAGCAAATATCCTACAAGTAAAAAGGTATCGCGTGTAATATCTGAAATTCTCAATATCCCGCGTACATTGCAGACGATTGCTGACCTTTCAGCTACGTTCAGGCAAGGTATAGTACTGGCTGTAGGGCAACCCGTACAATTCACAAAGGCTTTTATTAATGAATTGAAAGCAGTTTTCAGCGAAAAGAACTTTGGCAATCTGACTGATATTCTGGATAATATGGTTTACTCCGATAAAGCGGCAGAGCATAAATTGTATCAGGCTCATAACGCCAGAGTAGCCAGTGAACTAACTGCTTATGAAGAAGGTTTCCAGGGACGTTTGCTTGAAAAAGTACCCGCTTTAAAGAACATTATTAGAGCTTCAGAACGTGCCTATACGATGTTTCTCGATACTTTAAGAATGGAAACATGGAATTATTATTGCAGAAAATGGGAAGGTACCGGCAAGAGTGTTAAAGACTATGATAATCTAGCTTCTTTTATCAATCACGCTACAGGCAGGGGTGATTTAGGGAAACTTTCAAATGCCGGTGCTTGGTTAAACGGAGTATTTTTCTCTCCAAGATTTGTAGTATCAAGGATTCAAGTACCGCTTGATTTAATTACTTCTACTCCGGCTGTGAGAAAAGTTGTAGCTCGTAATCTGGTATCTTTCGTGGTCACTGGACTTGGTGTATTGATGCTGGCTAAATTAGGTGGCGCGGAGACTGAAGATGACCCGCGTTCGGCTGACTTCGGAAAGATAAAAATAGGCAATACCCGTATTGATTTTTGGGGTTCATATTTACCATATGTTAGATTCGTAACGCAGGTTCTACTCGGTGAACGCAAAAGCACATCTACCGGAGAAGTATATGAGGTAGATTGGACTGATATAGTTCAAAACTTTGTTCGTTCAAAATTAGCACCTATGCCCGGGCTTGTCTGGGATTTAAAAGCTGGTAAAACATTTATCGGAGAAGAAATCAATGTGGAAAATGCCGCGCAACTCGTTTACGAGAGATTAACGCCTATCTTTTTCCAAGATATAAGAGACGCAATTCAGGATACGGGATTACCAGGAATAGGCTATGGCATATTGTCAATGCTTGGTGTAGGCATCCAGACCTATGAAAACAACTGGAACTCTTTAGAGGATAATCTAGGCTTGCCTAAACGCGCCGAGGATTTGCCGTTTACGATAGTTAATGAAATATATTCTTCTAAAGATTATTATGGCGATGTAAGCCCTATGATAAGTAATGCTACAGCGGATATGCTGAAAGAGAAATGGGGCATACCTGAAAAAGTAATAAGCGTTGCCGAAGCGAAAGACATTAAACGTGAATTAGAAATCTTGCCGAATCAGAAATTATACATGATTAACGCTGACCCTCAAGATGGCGACACTTTTGAACAATACTATATTCAGTGGAAACAAAGAGGGCAGATAACAGATAAAGAAGAACTTAAAGAGTTTGATACTCAATATCCTAACGCGCATTTGGGCAATATCAGCCAGAGCGAATATGTACTACTCCAACAATACAATCAACTAGATAAATCCGGCAAAGAGCAATTCCTTAAAGACCATCCTGAACTTACTATAAATCCGCGTACCGAGTGGTTAAAGTCACATCCCGCGGAAAACGCCCTGTTAGCGATTTGGGGGCAGGCCAACATATTAACCAAAGAAGCGTATACAACGTTCCAGAATTTGATTAAGACACTGGACATACCGTCTAACGCGTTGCCGGAGAGAACGCTGCCACCCGATACATCAATAGATAATTACTTTTCTTATCTTGACATTTTGAATGAACGCTCCGCTAGTTCGTGGGAAGCACAAATATTAATGATTGACGACCCTGATTTAAGGAACTTCCTTGAAAGAGATTTACCTGATACCCCGCGAGAGGCTCTAGTATTGAAAATAAAGCACCGTGACCTCTATGACCTTAGTGATTCATACTCTAATAAAGACTCTATTAACTACATCGAATCTGACAAGGCGAGGCAAGAGGCTCTTGATAAACTGAAAGCCGACAATCCGGATTGGGTTGACGACACGCGCCGGATAGAGGCTATTGAAAAAGACGGACTAGATTATCAAGAACTGTGGGTTGAAAGAGGCCGTATAATTGACGGTGATAAAATCGGCAGTTCCGATAAGTCCAATAGTTCTGAAGCTAAAGTATGGTTATTAGACCATCCTGACGTATTCCAGTGGGCTTTGGATAATGAGATTTTGACCGATGACGGCTCGACATGGAACGAACCTGTATTGAGGTTAAATGCTAAATGGCGTGTTCAGGATGACGAATATGACGCTATCCAGAGCGATGACCTTCAGGAACAGGTTAGATTGAGAGAAGAATATCTTGCAAATAATGAAGAGTACAGGCTCGACCGCCACAGAAGGAAAGCATATCAGGCTGTAGGCCCTGAAGGGCAAACGTTTACCGATGATGAAGCGGAGCTTTATGTCGAATATATGGAACTATCCGAAAAAGGTAAACGCAGAGATAGATTCTTGATTGACAATCCTGAATTTGCCAAGTCCATGCATGTTATTAACAGCATAGACTTGCCGGATAAAGTACCTTCAATTCAGTATGATGACATCTACGACCAGTATCAAGATGATTTCGAGCGCATGGAGGGATTGGGAGATAATAAGTCCGAGTTCTATATCGAGGATACCAAAGAACGTGATAAAGCGCGTAACGATTTGCGCTTTAAAGAGGATGGCACTTTAACCGACTTTGGGATTGCGGAGATAAGACGCAATGCCTATGGAGATTATATACCTGATGAATACGTGGAAAGATATGTAGATTACTACAAAATAGCCAAAGAGGGCATACCGCAAGACTGGCCTAAAGATAGAAATAACAATACCCTAACTTGGTACAATGACGACTGGTATTTGTTTGAGCATCCTAAATTCTATGAGGATATATATCTGGGTATACTTGAGAATGAGCCGATTGACTTTGAGAAATTACCTACCCGGGAAGTCTTTAACAAATATGTCGAATACGTCAACCTTATTGAAGGCAAGCCGCGCGAGGATTACAGGTTTAACAACCGCGACCTTGAAGAATGGCTATTATTGACTAAGAAAGTAACAACTCCGATATGGGAGCAGAAACGCCGTGTTAGATTAACACCAGGCGAAAGACGGCAGGAAGAAATTAACGAACTCATCAATAGGATAAGAATCTAATTAAATTACTGAAACTTTATTATTTATATCCATAACAATATCAAGTCAAGTAAGTCTCGCTAAATATTCTAGCGAGAATTTTTGTTTAAAGGAGGTTTTTTATCATGGCGGACGAAATCAAAGAAAAGCAGAAAACTTCTGTAAAGGACGCTTCTGCAAAATCTGATGAGAGTACTTCAAAAGAACCCACTTTCACGAAAGCTGACCTGGACAAAGCAAAGAGTGACGCTCTCGCCGCAGCCGGACGGACAGCTAAAGACTTTGAACGCAGAGAAGCGGAGATAAAAGAAAAAGCTGCACGCTACGAAAAATGGGAGAGAGAGCAGGCGGAAAAAGAGGAAGAAGCGGTAAGGAACGACCCTAAAGGCCTTTCCGAGTTGCAAAAGAAGCGCGAACGCGAAAAGGAAGCCCAAAAAATTAAAGAAGAGAGGGAAGCCTTAGAGCGCGAGAAGGTAGAACATGCGGAAGAACTGGCAGCCGCAAAAGAAGCTCATCAAGAAATAGCCATCTGGACGGTAGCAACCGACCTTAATGTAGACCCTACGGTACTCAAGGAACGGTGCGCTAAGTACAAACTCACCACCAAAGAGGATATCGAGGACTACGCCAAGGAACACGCCGCTTCACTTATCAAACAGGAAAAGCAAGAAACGCCTAAAGTCCATGTTAATTCACGTGAGACCGGGGGAAGCACAGATATAGATTCACTAAGCCCCGATGAAAAGATAAAACTGGGGCTGCAAAAACGGAAAAAGTAAAGGAGAAAAAACATGGCTTTAACATTAGTCGAAGCAGCCAAGTATTCAAATGACGTACTGCAACGCGGCGTCATTGAAAAAATAGTTTACGATGACCCCATTTTCGAGAGACTGCCATTTGTGGATATTCTCGGCAACGGGTTGACCTATAACGTGGAGAAAACCATGTCCGGCGCATCCTTCTATGCTGTGGGCGATACCTGGTCCGAATCCACATCTGAAGTAGACCAACTCACGGCTACGCTCAAAATCATGGGCGGTGACGCCGACGTGGACAACTTCCTCAAGGCGACGCGTTCCAATGTGAATGACCTGATGCAGGAACAGATTGACGCGAAAATCAAAGCCCTGCGCGACCTGTTCCACAGATGTTTGTGGTACGGTTACGCCACGGCGGACGCCAACCACTTTGACGGGGTGCATTACCTCGTCCGCAGTTCGACTTCGCCTTATAACAACACCGTAGCGGTAGCGACCACTTCCGGCACTCCGGTCGCCCTTTCTCTGGAACGTCTTGAAAAGGCCATCGACCTCTGTAAGGACGGAGCGGACTTGATTGTGATGTCCAAACTCATGCGCCGATATATCAACAAATACCTCAATGGCGTCGGTGGCATTACCAAGACGGAAATCATGGGGAAGACCGTCCAAACGCTATTCGATGTTCCGGTAGTTACCGACGACAGGGTATCTGACGATGAGTCCGCCGACCTGGCCTACGGCACGAACGAGGCCGGGACGACCGTTTACGGTCACAACTATGCCGATGGCATCGCGATAGGGGATGACGACAACGCCACCTCAATTTTCGTGGTTAAGTTCGCGCCTTACGCCCTCTGCGGCTGCCAGAATTCCGCGCCCGTGACGGAAGACGTGGGCAAGCTGGAAAACAAAGACGCCGAACGCCTCCGCATCAAATGGTACGCCTCAGTCATGCTTCAGAAGATTATCACCTGCGCTAAAGTTACCGGCGTTGACCCTGACGGTACGGTCACGGCCTAAACAAAGAAGGAAGGAGAAAAGAAAATGACGACTACCCCCAAGCAAACACTGAAACCTTTTGCCGAGATATTCGAGATAGATACCAGCGGTACGGATTCCGTAGCTATCTGGTCTATCCCTGCCGGAACTATCATCACCCGTGTCCTGGCAAAAATCAAGACCGCGGGTTCGGGTTCTGGCAACCTGACCATCGGCGATGATGACGACCCTGACGGCTATATCCTGGCCGGGGACGCTACCGCTGCTGCCGATACCATCTACGGCGATACCCCTGAAGAACTGGGGGCATACCTGTATATGGGCGTGAGCTACCACTCCGAGAAGTGGAAGCAATACACATCGGCCAAGACGCTCTATATCGACTGCTCGGGTGCACTCACTACCGAGGCCACGGTAGATGTCTTTGTCTTCGGCTACAGATACTACGAGGACTAGAAAGGATAAAAGAGGGGGCGGGCAACTGTCCCCTCTTGAATAAGATGAATCCATTTACAGACGGACAGCCTTTAAAGTTCGCCATTGAAAAAGTAGAAATGCCCCTCGTTTTTATTGGTGGACTTATTTTCAAGCAGTTTCCTACACCGACGAAAAAGAACACCTATAAACACGATACCCATGTCATGATCGATTTAAGGGACTGGTTCTTCAACCACCGTAAGAAGGATTCCAGATATGAACCGATACTGGGATTGTTCAACTTTCTCATTTCCAAGATGGACAGGGACGACTACTACGCCGATATCCTGAAAGTTCTTATCAGGGAAATCAAGACCAAAGACTGGGAACTCAAACTATCCAATAACTTCAAAGACTACTGGGAGGAATAAATGCCGGCTTCGACTTTCTACCGCTCTAACCCCGTTTACGAAAAGGTAATCAACAAACTCGAAAGGCCACTGGTAAATATTTTTGCCCTGACAGATAAATGGCTTCCCGAGCCGACAAAGGAAAATACCAATAAACACAACTGCCATGTCCTCATCGAAATCAGGGACGCCCTCATGGGCAGGTGGTTTAAAGACCGGACGGCTCTAAGGGCACGGGCAATCAGGGCGATGTTCAACTTCATTATCTCCAAGTACGACAGAGATAACGTCAACGGGGGCTATCTCGATGACGTTTTAAAAGAATGGAGCGGGAAAAGATGGGTTTTCAGGGATGAAAACCCTGAAACCAACAAAAAGCGGATTGCGGAATTACTCGACGAGAAAAAGTTCGATGAGGTTATGGACTTAATCCAGTAGGAGGTTTTATGGCGGAATACGCGACGGTAGACACTATTAACGACGAGGCCGACATCCACATCAGAGGAACGATACCGAGAGCCGGAGGAAAACTGGAATTCTGGCTCACCGCGCCTCGTCCTAAAGATATCAGTGCCGATGAATGGGAGAGGAAGCAGCAGGAGAAATGGGACAGGATATTTAAAAGGAGCGTATGAAAACGATATCACTAACGGAACTAAAAAAGCAAAAAGCGGAAGACCTCAAGAAAAGCGAGTGCCTCAAGGTCACATCTGACGGGGAAACAATCTTCTATGCCGTTATCAAGCCGGAGGGCGCGATGCGCGATAGAATCGAGTCCAACTGCGACTTAATTGATAAAAGTAGGGGGTTATGATGAACCATTGTGCTTTATTCCCAGGCGCATGTAATGCCTATACCAAAAAAACTATCAGTAAATTACTAAAATCTATGGAGGTCAAAAATGCCAGCCACATCAAATGCGCAAAGGACGCTGTTTCGCATAGCGTTATCAATAAAAAAAGGTGAGACTCCGCGCTCCTACAGTAAGAAAGCCGCGGAGTTAGCGGACTCCATGTCTCTTGAGGAACTGGAAAAGTACGCTAAAGAGCCTATCAAGAAAAAGTAAGGAGGTGAAACATGGCTGGTGAACTTAAAATAATAATAGATGTTTCGTATTCTAAAGGCGGCTCCAAGATAGCCAAGACCTACTCGAACACGATAGATGTTGCGGGTGATGCTTACGGCAATGATATACAAAGTATCCCGACATCTAATACAGCGTTAACTCTACCGGCTGCAATCGGGACGACCGGATGGGTAATCGTGAAAAATCTTGATACTACAAACTATGTGTCAGTTGGTTTAACCGGAAGTTACACCGTTAAACTACTGCCAGGTCAAAGTGCTGCATTCCCAGCGGCTGGTGCTCCCTATGCATTAGCCAACACTGCAACCTGTTTAGTAGAAAAACTTATCTTTGAACTCTAAAAGGACGGTAAAATGGCTACATATTTAACTGATTTCATCACAGCTTTGCGTTATCTGATTAAGGATAGTGTAGCGACCTACGACTTTAGCGATACCGAGGTACAGGCTGTCATAACCCATGTCTTGAAGGAAATCTCTGCCCGTTCTCCGTACATAGCAAAAGAAACTGCGCTTGTTACCGCTAATTCAAAACTCCTTGATATTTCCGGTATTTCAAACTTGATAACGATTAAATATCCCGAATGGGAAGTAGGGGCAGACCCGCCGAATTACAGGAATTTCAAACGTGAGGACAATGAAACTATCTCGATGATAGTTGACTCCGCCCCTTCGACTACCGGAAGTTCAGGTACTCTTACCGGAACGGTGACGTTTACCGCTGGCAGTGCAACCGTAACAGGTTCAGGAACGGCTTTTTTAACCGAACTCGCGCAGAACTACTACATCTGTGTTTCCGATGGTACAAGATGGTACAGGGTTTACTCGGTTGAAAGCGATACCTCATTGACGCTTGATGAAACGGTCAAGACTGCCGATACCGGAGCGGATACGATAAATACTACCAAATACCGCTACAACGTGGCTGTTATCCATTGTGAGAAGCTACATACACTAACGGATGCGGTTAAGACACTAAACTCAAAAGAAGAAAGCGTTTTAAGCGAGGGAGTTATGGCTTACCTGCTATCACAGTGGGTTAATAAGTTAAGGTCGCAGGTAAACGAGGCGGTTACGATTATTTCAACGCTTAACAGCACTACCGATGATATGAGCGATAGAATCACCAAAGCAATATCAGATATAGCCAACGGGAGAAGTCTAGTAGGCAAGTACCAGTCCCAAACTCAAAGTGCTATAGACGATATAACATTCAGAATCAATAAAGCAATTTCCGATATATCAAACGCAAGAGGTTCAATCGGCGAAAAGAAAGCTGAAGCATTAACCGCGATTGCCGATGCATCTTCAAGAATAGATAAGGCTATTTCCGACCTGAATACCGGACGCCCTCAAATAGACGATGAAAGAGATACCGCTAAGCAATCACTGGACGATGTGAGCACCAGACTTGATAAAGCGATAGCTGATTTATCCAAAGGGGAAGAGTATATTAACACCATCCCGATAGGTAACAGTCCTGAATCAGCTTACATGAATAAGGCGGGAAGGGAATTACAAGCAGCCAATACTTTAATGTCTCAAGGGCAAGCCTATTTATCTCAATCGTCCAGCTCTTTGAAATTCAGTGAATATGCCGGAAGAGAACTTTCTGTTTGTAATTCTCTATTATCTCAAGCGAACAGCTATCTCAATGTAGACCAGATAAATTCAGAACACCTTAATGCGGCATCGAGGGAGTTTCAGGCCATTAATGCGCATTTAACACAGGCTAGGGGATATATTGATATGGAAAACCCATCTAATTCCCTCAATCTTGCGGCAAGAGAATTCGGGAGTGTTCAATCACTTTTAACCCAGGTATCCGGCTATGCCAGAGAGATTCAGTCAAGACTTAATATAGCCTCTATCATCGCCAACGCTCAAGGCAAAGCCGACAGGCAAATGCAAATCTATAAACAAAGGCTGAATGAAATAACTCCGTTAGAGACGGCTAGTTCTCATTCTTCAGGTTAAGGGGGAAATATGGGTACAATAATCAATATCGACCATACATCTGTCGGGACTATACTAACACAGGCCGAATTTGAGACGGGAGCGCATGGTTTTACTGCGCCTATCATATTTAATAATAACGCCGCAACTCCCCCAACATCTACATCCAATACGGTAGCGCATTTCGCCCAATCTGATGGTAATATCGGCAGAGTAATTGTTGATGTTTATGGCACTTCAACCTGTGCGGTTTTTGAAGGTCGTGCGGCAAGAGGTACTGGGGCTTCACGGTCTGCTTTACAATCAGGCGACCAAATAGTCGAATTATCCGCTCACGGTTACGGTGCTACAGGATATAGTTCTAGCGGACGAGGGCATGTAAGATTTGAGGCGGATGGTAATTGGACTGATGCCAGCCAACCTACACGCCTTGTAATTAATGTTACCCCTTCAGCTTCTATAACACCGGTGGAAGCAATGCGCATTTTAAATTCAGGTTATATTGGTATCAATTACAATGCGCCGGATACATACCTGCATATCTATGGAGACCATGTCGGCGGCACCGGGCTGATGCACATGGAAGGGACAACTCATGGTTATCTTACTGTCGAAGGAGCTACGGGTTATGAATCGGGGTTCTTATTCCAGGAAGGAGGAACTAGATACTGGCAGATCAAACAAATGCCGACTACCCATGCAATGGCGTTTACACTAAGTAGTACACAAGTTTTAAATATAACCGCGACCGCTTTCGACCCGGTTGGCACAGGATTAGTTAGTTCAGGCACAGCTTCCAATTACTGGAACGATATTAGTTATAAAACACTAACGGATAGAGGCTGTCTTGGATGGTTCGATGATGGGGTGGAACTTCAAGACGGGACTATTGTCTCTGATGTAGCAGCACTACTTTCAATTAAAAAGCACCCTACTAAAAAAACAGTTTACGGAACGCCCATGCTGGATTATTCCACCTTCCCGAAAGTGTCTTATAAACCCGCGCCTGTAGCCAAAGAGGATGTTTATGATGAGTTTTGTAATATAGATGAAGAATCTACTCCATCTACTAGAACGCTCAAATTTAAGGCTGGAGAAAAAATGGGTGAAGATGGTATTGAAATGACTTCTATGTTTTCTATTATTATAGGCGCAATCAAAGAAAACTCTTTAGCGATTAAAGATATAAAAGAGCATTTGTCAATTAATTAAAGGGAGTTTATGAAAAGTTACACTAATAAAATACATATCGGTAAAAATGGTAAGTCCCTGAACATTATCCACGAAGGAAAATCTGTGGCACTTACCACAGAACTGCTTTTCCTAACCATAATGAACAATTATCCCGCCGAAGGACGTAACATGGCCGGTGCTATTCAGGCTTCAAAACTTTATGATGCCCTATTGAAGCAAGCAGGAAAAGAATATATAGAAATAGAAGATAATACTTGGTTGTTAGGGGCTGCAAAGCTAATCTGTCCAGTTATCTGGTGGACGGATGCTCCGTCTCTTGTAGATTTTATTGAAAAAGGATTTGAAACGAAGTAATATGCGTTCTTTTGCAAACTCATTTCCATATACATTCCCGATAGATTTTACGGGTACAGACCTTAAAACCACACAGGAATCAGCAAATAGAATTCCATGTCCTAAAATAGAGTTGTCTATAACAGGTGGTGTTAGCCTTTTATTTGACGGCGTGGACGATTACGTGAACATTCCCCACAACGCCAACCAACTCCTGACAGGTGGCGGGACGATTGAGGCATGGATTAAACCGGATACTCTGGGCGAAAATTCTGCCGGTTTTATTATTGATAAATCCACTGGGACTAATGCTCACAATGGCTACTGCCTGCGCATGGGCGGCACCAACCAAGTTGTCGTTTCCATTAACAGTGGTACGTTAAAATATTCCGCAACCAATTCAGTCGTTGTAGGTGACGGCAACTGGTATCACGTTGTCGCTACCTGGGACTCCAGCGGTTACGTCACTATCTATGTTAATGGCGTCCAGTCCGGCACGCCCGGTGTTTCCGCGGCCGCTTCCGGCATTACCACTACCAACGATATGAGAATCGCCAACCGCTCTACCGCCACGGATAGGACTTTTGAAGGGAACATCAAGATGGCGCGCATCTATTCCCGCGTGATGGGAGCGGATGAAATTGCCGCCAATTTCGCTCTATGGCATCAGGGCTGTCCAGACCCATCTGATAGCACCGGACTTGTGGGCTATTGGAAACTGAATGAGAATACTGGTGTAACTGCTGTTGATTCCGCCCCCGCCGGTAATGACGGGACCATCAGCGGCGCGGCCTGGGATACGACATCATCGGATGAAGAGCATACCTATGACGATGATATTATCTCATATCAGCACTCGGAGACAGACGACTCTCATATTTCCGACATTCTTTTAGACAATGCTTCAGGCGAATTAACAGCACTGGAACTGAAGGGTTTTACCGCTAAACTTTATCATGGCTTTAAATCCAGTACTGACGGCAGGCCGATATATTCTTTATGCGCCCCTCAAGTAGTAACTGAAAAAAAATGCATTTCCATGCGTGGCAAGCTTTTATGCCGATTACAGTTAACGGGGCTTCCCGATTATTTAAGAAGTCAAAAGGCCAAGTTAAGATATGAGCATAACGCCACCTCTACAAAAACCGTGAAGGACTTACTCACGGAAATCATGGACGGGAATCCTGTTTCCGAGTCCCTTTATGAACAACAGACAACCGCTAATGCGAACAATGCCGCTTATGGTACGTGCGCGGGAGGCGGACAGCATTTAATTATAGACGCCCGTACCGTGACCGCTTTAGCTTTTAAACTAAAAAAGGTCGGTTCGCCAACGGGTAATATTACATTCCATATAGCGAGATATGATGATAGCGACGGAAGTTTTACCGATGAAGCAACGGTAGTATGGGGTAATGCTTCCAGCCTCACAACATCATCAGCATGGTGTGAAGCTACGCTGGCATCATCATATACTACATTATCCGATGACGACATCGTAATCTGGTGGGACCACTTTACTGGCGATTCTTCCAACTATGTATCAGGGGCATATAATGACTTCGATATAAAAACTGGCGAACACTACTCCAATATTCTCCCTTCCGGCACGAATTACTTCGATTTTATTTCCGACCAGGACTGCGCTTATAAATACAAATACACCTACGCGGGAATCTCTGTATTCGAGGGTAAACCGGCTTATGAGGTAGTTTATGATAGCGAGGACTCCCTGATTGATTCCTACTGTCCCGCCGAGTCATTCACCATTGATGAAAATGAGGACAGGCTATCAGTCATAGACCGATTGTTATGGTACACAGGCTGTCAAAGGCGTTTTGAAAATGACGGCAAACTGCATGTCTTTGTACCCACAACCACCGGAACGACTTATGATTCTGAATACACACTAGCAGCCGGACATAAATTTTTTGATAAGTCCGTGCAAAATGGACTTGTATCTCCTAATGAATATGTTGTAAGGTCACTGCTAACGCAGAGTACAAGTTATTCAGGAAGCGCAACCTCGGCAATATCTAACGGAAGATATCCTGTTACAGACTATTTAAGAATCGCGGCAACCTCTGACGCTCAATGTACGGCGATGGCGGAAGCTCTTATATCACATCAGGAACTAGCGGCACAGCAAGGCGGAGCAACCGTGCCTGTCAATGTGTGCCAAGAGCTTTACGATTATATAAAAATCACAGACGCTCGCGCGGGAGATACTAAAACCGGCAACATCGGGGCATTAACCGTCTACTACGATTCCGGATATTTTGGAAATGCCCGATACGATATGACTTTTCAATTCGGCAAGCCTGCGGTGAAAAGCGTACCCGGTGCTGTAGCTTCCGCCGCAAGGAGTATAAGATTTAACCGTCCCCCCGATGACCCTTACGTTAAATGGACAGCGGACTTGAGTTTATGGATGGAGTATGTATCTACTGGACTTGAGCAACTTTTACTCTGGTCTGGTATCAAAAAAGCGGAAACCCCCACTGAAACGCTTATCGCTGAATCCCTGATAGGATATTCTTATCAGCCTAAAATAAGATGCATACAGAATGTTGTTACCGCTTCCAGAGCAAAAGCGACCGTATATCAAAACGGGATGGACACAATATTAGTAGCGGTTAGACTTGCTTTAGCGGCTACCGATGATATTGTAGCCTATGTCGAATTAGGGGATACTTCACCGGATGTAGTAGTGGCGGAAGCCTCGTCTCAATCCGCCGATTATGTTACATTGTTTTTTGCTGTTCCGCCATATGCTTATTATGAAATAACTGGCGGCGGTACAATAGGCACATGGGTAGAATGGACTTTGTTATTATAGATAGGAGTTTTAGAGATGGCAAGCGGACAAAATATGTTGACTGACGCAAAAATGGAAAATGAAATTCAGGACATGAAAGAAAAAGGGGAACTTGATTTATGGACAGCGCGACAGGTATATCAAATATCAAAAAACTGTCCGGCTTGCCGAAACAATACCTACAGCAAGAAACAATCAAATCTGGTAGTGGGAATCACGGCTGCAGTTAATGCCGCATTAGCGTTCATTCTATCGCGTTTCGGAGGTTAGAAGATGAATGAAATTGATAATTGGCGCAAAGGTATCTGGTCTAAATTAGACTGGAAAAGATTTTGGATACATTTTGTAGTCGGTATTGTCTGCGCGTGGTTAGTATATTCTCAATCTCTATCCGGCATCATTTTATCTATAGCGTTCTTTTTTTATGAGGCTATAGAAGATTGGCGGATTCAGGACATGAGTTTCAAAGACGTGCTTGGTTGGTTATGGGGATTCGGGATTCTTTCCCTTCTTCTTTCAATCCTCTTATTCTTTTAATTAATATTTTAATAAACTACGGGGGAGGCTAAGACCTCCCCCAGTTTTTTTATTTTAATCAATGCTTACATAGTCTTTTTGGAATACGCCCTTTAAGTTGATATACTCTCCCGCTATGTAGTCATTACTTCGAGGTACATTTATCCAGCGAAACTCGTCTA